TCATTGGGCGCATAGTTCCTTCTAATAGAAAGAACTTTCCTATTACCTTCTTCAACAGTTACGATGTAAGGTAATTTTATTCCAGTCGGTTGTCCGTCTTGACCGACTTCTTCGAAACCTTCTAAGTCTAAATTAACATGACACTCTAACAAAGTATATACTGGCTCATTCTTACCAGTCTTTTTACTACCTTCAAGATCACGTTCTTTTTTTGCAAGTTCATCATTTGTGTCTGTACCTGGAGGGCCTAACTCTACATCTCTGTAGAAACCGTTGACTTGCTGTTTTCTTAATTCGTTTTCAGATATTTTAATCGTATGAATAATCGCTTCCGCATCATCTAATGAGGTAGCTGTATACGGAACGATTAATTCATCTGCTGGCACGAACTTAGATACAGCTCGTCCCATGTTTACATCATAGTAAACTTTTTTAAATGTTGATCCAGCTAGTGGTAAGTGAAACAACATAGAATCAAACTCTGCTTCATATTCTTTCATTTGATCCATAATTAAATAATTCATAAAATCTTTAACACGTGTAGCCTGTTGCTCGGTTGCAGAATTTTTTGTGCCAATGATTTGTGTTCTTACAGGTCCATCACTTGGTAATAATTCTTTGTAAGCTTGTGCTTGAAACTGTGTGACTGCTTCTGCCATTACTGGATGTGTTGCACCTGAAGCTCCTTGAAAAGGTTCAGTTCTATTTTCGTATTTAAATCCTAAAAGATCTAAACCTTGTATGTAAGATTGTTCCCATTCTTTTCTAGACGTTTTATAGTCCATGTAGTTTTGTGTCATCTCCATGCCTATCGGCTCAAGGACATCGTCTGGTAAAAGATCTGCTAAATTGTCAAAGTGTGATTCAGTTCCAGGTACGTTAATAGATCCTGGTTCAAAGTCTAATGTTACACCACCATCTTCTTCTGGTATAACTTCTATCGGTCCTTTTTCGGGTTCTTGTTCCTGAACAGAAACTTCTTCTGCTATCTCTTCTTGTGAAGGGACATCAATTTTAGTTCTTGTGTTCGGGAGTCCTTTGTCTATTTCTGCCATTTGTTACTCCTATACATTCTTAACACGTTTCATTAGACCTTGCAACCCTTGTGAGTTTGGTCCAGATTCTGGTGGTGGGCCTGAGTCTACACCAGCTAATTTAGCAATACCACCACCTGCTGCTTGAAATGGATCTATTTTTTGTGATCCACCAATACCAGGATCATAAAAACCTCTTTCCAACGCTCTTTTTAATTTTTCTTCTGCAAAAGTTGCTTCTGACTCTCTATCTTTTTCTGCTCGTTTTTCATACATACCAAAGTCAAAAAAATCTCCTCCTTCTAATTGTGGATTAACTCTTGTAAATGGTTCCATAGCTTTTAATACATCTTTTTCTGTTGTTTTTTTACCTGGTCTTAATCTAAGGGGATCTCTTTCTTCACCTAGTTTATTTAAACCACTTAAATATCCTGCATATGTTTCTGTTAATTTATCAGCTTTGCCATACATAGGATCATCTTCTTTTAATTGTTCTTCCATACTTTGACCACCTAAACCAAAAGTTAGATTAGAAATTATTTCTTTTTTATTTGCACCAGTTGCAAAATCTGTTGCTGCAAAAAATCCTCCTATTGCTAACTCCAAAGGTATACCTAAAGGACCAACAGCAAATTTTGCAACACTAGAAATGGCTCTTGCACCTTTAGCTGTTTTAGCAATGTCATTTATTTTACTTATATTTATTCTGTCCGCAGGTGATAAGTTAGTTTTATTTTTAACTTTTTCCATTCCTTTTCTAATACAAGCCACACTTGAACCAGCATCAAAATTTATTCTACCACCCTCTCTTGCTGCTTCAGGTCCACAACCTATCACTGCAAATCTTTTAAAAATATTTTGTTCTAAAGATTTTTTTCCAAATTCTAATATCTGTTTTCCTTTCTGTGTTGTAGGTGTTTCACCTTTTAGAGTCATACCAGGTTCTTGTGATATAGCTAAACTGGGATCAGGTAATTTTTCTTTAAACATAATTCCAGACTTATCTAAAGAAGTTCTTCTAAAAGAAAGTCTTGTTTTAAAATTTTTAAACTCAGGATATTTTTTTCTTAACGCTCTATCATTTTTTAAATAATTTGTTGCTGCTTTTTGTTTTTCTTTTGTAGTTGCTTTAGGGTTATCAAAAACTTTTGTAAACGCTTCCATCTCTTTTAATAATGGATCTTCAAAAAGTTTTACCATTTTTCTATTTGGACTACCTGGTATATACATTGTATTTTTTAAATCAGCTAAACTTTCTTTAAAACCTGCGTGATGAAAGTTTAATCCACTTTTTTTAGGTGCACCTAATTCTGCTTCAAGAGAAGGACTAGATCTTAATTTAGTAAGATCTGATCTTATTTTATTTCTTAATTTGACTTTTGCATCATCCCATTTTTTACCAGGACTCCCATAAAGACTGGCGTCAACGAGTTGAGCTTTTCTTCTGCCAAAAATTTTTATAGCGTCTTTTTGATTGGCTTTAGGATTATCATCAATCCATTGTATAACTTCTTCCAAATGTTTAGGGTCTTTTAAATTTATACCTGTTTGATTTACATTTTTTTTAATTATATCTTTACGTGGTTTACTTAATTTAAATTCTTCACCAGCTATGCCTTTATCCATAGCGTCCATAGCAGCGTTAACTGTTTGTTGTTTTAATTTTAATAATTTTGCAATTGAAACGCTAGACTCTCCTGCTTCTGTTAAATCTTTTATTTGTTTACCATGAGATTTAACTACTTTTTCACCTTTGTAAAAACCAATTCGTCCACCATCAGCTTTTTCTATTGGATTACGTTTCATGAAATCATCTATCGCATCTCTATCTAAAGCTCTTTGTGGTCTGTCTATTCTGTCTGCTGTAGTTACAACTTCATCATCAAATAATTCTATAATACGTAATAACTCTTCATCCATGTTATTCTCCTAGCATGCCAGCTAGTCCGCCTTTTGCCATATCATCAACGTAATCAGATGGATCAGGACCTGGTCCATATTTAGTTTCTATGTAATCTGCTTGATTCATTGTATCCCTGTTTAATCTTTCAACTTGATCTTTTTTCTTTTTAGATTGCACAAACTCTTTTAATGTTGGTTTGTTATCTCCTTTAGCTATCATTTTTAATTTAGTTGTGTCTGTCATTAACTCATCAACATTACTTACTAAATTCTCACCATCAAATTCTATGTCACCATCATAGTTTACTACACGTGGTTCAGATTCTACTGCATAAAACTCAGCTGATGGATTTGGATCACCCTCATCAGGTTTAGGTTTTTTGTAAACAAGATCTACTTGAGATTCACCTGGTGAGTCTGGTGTTAGATATTCAACTCTAATTTCACCAGTATCAGGATCTTGTGTAACTCTAACTTCTTCGGTTATTACTTTATTTCCTTTTGAATCTGTAAATGAATCAACATCTAATTTATGAACAGTTTGTCTCTCTCCAGTTGCAAATTTTTTAGTTATATCTTCACCTTCGTTAATGACTTTTGTAATAAGGGCATCGAACCATTCTGGTTTATTAGGCAAAGCATCTGTTTTAATAATATCTTTTGTAACTTGTCTTGCACCTTGTTTACCAAGAAGTTTTAGTGCACCCATTTTTAATGCACCAAGACCTGCACCTGTCATACCCATTAATTTTAAAAATGTTCGTCTGTTCATACCAGCTTTCAAACCAATACGACCACCGTCTGCTTTTTCTTCTGGGTCTTCTGGTTTAGGTTTTTTTGATTTCATTCTGCCAACCACCTCTGGTTTTTTACCCATGTCTTTTTGCATTCTGTTAAATATGTTATCAAACATTCCAACTTGTCTGCCACCCATTATACCTTTTGAGACATCAATAGTTTGACCTGACATATCAACAACTTTATTTAAATCTTTTATTTTTTGTAAAGCTTCCTGTTTAATTTTAATTTTTTCCAGTGCTTCAGGTTGACGACCTGTAAATTTTATGAAGCCTTTAGTAAGTTGTTCAATAGCTTCTTTAAGTGACATTCCTGCTCTAATAGCCATTAGTAATAATTCCTTTTACGTTGCTCGACTTTTTCGTCGATATAATCTTCAGGGTGACCGATCAGACCGCCCTGTCTGAAACGCATGATCGCTTGTGTGGTTGAGTCTACAAGATCATCATGATCACCATAAGGAAAAGCCGCACACTCTTCAATGACGTCGTCTGCGAATTTCTGCTCAGGTGCCCATATCATACCAGATTCAAACAAAGGTGCAACAGCATTTACACGGGCATGCTTGTCATTTCCTTTTGATGGATTAAAGTTAACCACCGGTATATCCATCTGTCTTAATTCGTATGTTAGTGGCAGACCTGATGCTTTTGCCTCGATGATAACTGTTTCAGGCATCCAATATTTATATTGTTCAAGAGCCAATCTCCTTAATTCAGGAAACTCGTATCTACCTTTTATGGCATCGAGTAATATAAGATTGGCTCCACTATCTTCGTCAGGGTAAAATATACCCCACGTAGTTATA